AAGAAAAATTTAATTTAATTTAGGAGAAGACAGAATGTCTATCAATCTATCTAGTGCAGCTTCGGCCCAGTTTGACGCTGAAGTAAAGCACGCTTTCCAGACTGCTGGAAAACTCCGAGGTGCAGTTCGTTTAAGAACAGGTGTTGTAGGTGATACTTACAACTTCCGTACTATGGGGAAAGGATTAGCTAACCAAAAAGCTAGTCAAACAGACGTTACACCAATGGACATTGCACACGCTAAAGTTGCTTGTACCCTAGAAAACTGGGTTGCTGGTGAATATACTGACGTGTTCGATGCTCAAGAAGTAAACTTTGATGAGCGTAGAGAACTTGCAGAGACTATTGCTGGAGCAATGGGTCGTAGAGCTGACCAATTAGTTATTGATGCTTTATCAGCTGGTTCAACAATTGCTCATGGTTCTGCTGGACTAACACTAGCAAAACTAACTACAGCTTCAAGAACATTAAATGATAACGGAGTGCCTTCAAGTGACCGTATTCTTTTGACTTCAGCTGAAGGTATCGAAGACTTATTGAATGATACTACTATCACATCAGCAGATTACAACACTGTAAGAGCGTTAGTGTCTGGTGAGATTAACAGCTTCATGGGTTTCAACATCATTATGATGGAAACTAGAGCTGAAGGTGGCCTAGCTAAAGCAAGCACAACACGTGACTGCTATGCGTTCCACAAGTCATCTATTGGCTGTGCAATCGGTCTTGATATTTCTACGGAAGTTAACTACATTCCTGAGAAAACATCTTGGCTTTCTTTAGGCAAATACAAAGCTGGTGCTGTCACTATTGACACTGCTGGAATTGTTAAAGTCGAAATCACTGAATAAGGAGTATATAAATGGCTTTTGATAAAAGTAAATGGTCACGTATGACTACTTCAGCAAACAGTGCTATTCCTACAATGTGGGGATATTCAACAACTGATGCGACAGCAGCAGTGGATTCATCAGGCTACTTCAATGGAGTATCTGGTGACGTTCAAGTTGGCGATATAATTATGGCGAACACTTCAACTGGTGGAACATTGGCAGCTGGGTTTTACCTAGTATCTGCTAATGCTTCTGGAGTTGTTGACGTTAATGACGCTTTAGTTGTAAACGCTACTGACTCTGACTAAATAGGTTAAGCCCCTTCGGGGGCTTTTCTTTCTCTATGTCAGCAGTACAAAACTACACATCCATCGACCTAGCTTCCAATGCGTTGCTACTCATCGGTGAAGAAACCATATCATCTTTTACTGATGATTCGACAGCAGCTCTAGTGGCTGCAAATTTATATGAGCCTACGTATGAGAGCTTATTAACATTACATCCTTGGAGATTTGCTTCAAGTAAGGCTACATTGTCCAGATTAACAGCTACACCTGTTAACGAATGGGCATACGCATATCAATTACCAGCTGACTTTTTAGTTGCTCAACACATTGATGATGCAAACGAAAAATACCAAATTTATGGTAGTAAGTTATATTCAGACAATACATCAATTGTGCTTGATTACACGTACAAACCTGATGAGTCTTTACTACCAGCATACTTTGCTGAGTTGCTTGAATATAGATTAGCTTCTGTGTTTGCTATTCCAATCACAGAGAGTGCATCAAAAGGTGAGTATTATGCGTCTTTGGCAGAAAAACAACTTACTAAGTGTAAGACCATTGATTCGCAAATGTCACCATCTTCTGCACCAGCTGGCAACTCACCACTCCTAAACGCTAGAGGCTAAATGGCAAAAGTCAATGTTTCTCAAACATCATTTACATCAGGAGAGCTAGACCCTAGATTAGCAGCTCGTCATGATTACGATGGGTACTACAAAGGTGCTGAAACATTAGAAAATGTAGTTTGCTTGGGCCAAGGTGGTGTTGCAAGAAGAGGAGGGATGAAATACATTGATACCCTCGCTGACACTTCTGTTCGCTTTGTTACATTCGAGTTTAACGTCACACAAACATATTTGCTAGTCTTTGCTAATGCAAAAATGTATGTTTATAAAGATGGTGTAAAACAAACTGGCTTAAATGGTACTGGCAATGATTACATTACTACTCCATTTAACGCAACACAAATTCAAGAAATGAGTTTTACTCAGTCAGCTGATACTTTAATCATTTGTCATAACGCTCATGCACCAAGAAAAATTGTTAGAGGTGGTTCACATTCAACTTGGACTCTTTCAACAATTTCTTTTGCATATCAACCTACTTTTGATTTTGACCAAAATTATGATGCAAGTACATTTTCAATAGGCACTAATTGGAATTCAATAGGTTCTGATGTTACTGTAACGTGTAATCAATCTTCAAAAATAACTTCAGACCATGTAGGTGGAATGTTTGAGGGTAACGGTGGTGTAGTGCGAATTGAATCAGTTAATACTGGAGCTAATACACTCACTGGAAAAGTTAAAAAAGAATTTATAAATCAAAACACCTTAGATGGTATTGATTGCTCATTAGAAGAACCTGTGTGGTCAGCTACCCATGGTTATCCTAACACAGTAACTTTTCATGAATCAAGATTATGGATGGGTAACTCTACAGCAAGACCTCAAACATTATGGGGTAGTGTTATTGGAGAGTTCTTTAATTTTGATAGAGGAGTTGGTGGTGATGACGAATCTATTGATATTACATTAGATACTGACCAAGTTAACGCAATCTACCATATTGTCTCAGGTAGACATTTACAAGTATTTACATCAGGTGGTGAGTTCTATATTCCAGAGTCACCTATTAAACCATCAGAAGTTCGTATATCCAGACAAACTAAGTTTGGCATATTAAAAACTGTTAAGCCTATAAATACTGATGGTGCTACGATGTTTATACAAAGGAACGGTAAGCAAGTGCGTGAGTTTATATTCACATACACTGAAGCGTCTTATGTCTCCTCTGAGGTGAACTTGCTTGCCCCTCACATCATTAACTCCCCTGTAGCAATGGCAAGTCAAACAGGTGATGTAGACAACGAAGGTAACTATTTGTTCGTGGTCAATGGTGATGGCACTATGGGAGTCTTTATTACTAACCGAGCTGAAAAAGTCATGGCTTGGACAAAGTACACAACTGCTGGTGATATTATGGATGTAGCTGTTGTAGAAGATATTGTTTACCTGTATGTTAAAAGAACGATTAATAGTTCGACTGTATATCACGTTGAAGCATTAGACAATAACCATTACACAGACGCATCAAAACAAGTTACACAGTCAGCGTCAGCATCAGTATCAGGACTTGCTCATTTAAACGGTCAAGAATGTCGTGTTCGTGCTGACTCATCAGTTATGGACAATGCTACTCCTTCTAGTGGTGCAATTACACTGAGTAGGGCAGCAACTAACATTGAGGTAGGTCTTAATTTTGATGTAACGATTAAGACAATGCCAGCAGCTGTTACTTTGGATGCTGGACCAATCAGTGTTAAGAAAAGACGAATTTCAAGAGTATCAGCACAATTACACCAATCTACTGGCTTAAAAATAAATGGTAAAGCTGTGCCTAACAAAAACTTAGGTGCTAATGTTTTAGGACAAGCTCCAGAAACATTTACAGGAATTAAAACGCTTCCAATATTAGGGTATTCAAAGACAGCACAGGTCACAGTTACGCAAACTGACCCATTGCCTTTGACTTTATTGGGTTTAACAATTGAATTACAGGTGACAGGATAATGCAATTAATTGGAGTAGCAGCACAATTAGCAGCAGCAAATGCGTCTGCTAAAGCTTATGAAGCGTCTGGAGAAGCAGAAGCACAAGCAAAAAGAGACCAAGCTGAAGCTGTTGAGAGTAAAGCAAAAGACGAAGAAATAATACGTTTACAAAAATTAAGACAAGTAAGAGCATCACAGAGAGCTTATTGGTCTGCTGCTGGAATAGACCCAGCTACAGGCTCACCAGTTACTGTTGCTGATAGGTCTTATGAAATGTTTACTCTTGACCAAGGTGCTGCTTTAATCAACACTAGAAGCCAAGTACGTAATTTAAATAATTCAGCTGATGCTTCTATAAGAATAGGAAGAATACAAGCTAAAGGTGCAAGGATGCGTGGAATCATGGGTGCAGCTTCTAGTTGGAATACATAATGGCATTACCTACTTACGA